TTGTTTCCAGTACGACTCCGCCTCTCCTTTGGGCTCCGGTTTTGACCCTATCTCACCCTGGTGTTTAAATCTACCCACCAGGTTGTAGGTGACCGCAGCTGTGGTTGCAAGAGCAGCCACAATGGTCAAGGACTGCCACGTTGGTCCAAGGAAGGTTTCATTTTCAATCCGCCGACCTAGTGACCAAAACAATGCCTCCATTTCATCACGCTTAGGAATAAGGTTGAATGTCTGCCTCACATTGGCAGAAACATATCTGGTATAACGGTCCCAAAGCGTTGAAGGTGTTGTTGCGGCTTGAAGGGTGATATCACCACACTCCTCACAATCCTGAAGAGGAAGGCCATGCGAACAGAGACTCTCGGCCCAGCTTTTCTTCTGGATTCGAATGGTTGAACCACTGTTCCTCTCAATGCTTGCTTTGTCCCATAAAAACGCCAACATAGAACCCACAGACCCAAAAGTCTGGGCTTGTGAATCGGTATAATACCTTACATCAAAAGTCCAATAGTCCATGGATCCATCAGTTTTTGAGGCATCCAAACCACCATCACCACCTGCAAATTCAGGTTTAACAGTGGGTGTCACAACATATGGGAAGCGACGATGGATAGCCTCGGGCGTAGAGAAGTAGGCATATGAATTGAGATCCTTGGTGTTTGTTGTTCCAATAACCAGATCTGCCATACATAACCTAGTTCCCTTATCCTTTACATCAGCTTGCTCAGGTGAAAAAGGAACAGCATTGACAATCTGTAGGATATCTTTCATTTGCTCCGGAATCCCTTGTTGTTTTTTAGGATTTTCAGAAGCAAGATCATCCATAACAATACACCAATGAGACGTCTTGAAGCCATCCCAATATTTCTGGCCACCACGATTATATTTCGTAGCGGAATGGGTTGGTTTACCAAAACGTCTCCCAAATGACTGGTGCATCAAATCGATCAATGTGGACTTTCCCCTCCTCGGTGGTGAGTAAATCAAAATACCAAAGGGGGGGGTACGAGAGACCGACATAGCAACGTCTAACTGAAATTTACGACAAAACTCGATTGCCTCATCGCAAGTTGATAGCATGTACCGTGCACCAGGGACAGAAGAACGCAAATTGCGTGTCTTAATTTCAAGTGCGTCGGTGTAAACGCCATCAACCACTTGAGAGATGGCTCCCACGTCATCATCAGATCCCAAATCATAGTCACGAACTCTGTCAGAGACTTCCTTGTATTGCCGATAGAACTTGGCATAGGAATCTGAAGTGTGTAAAAAGCCATCTAACTTACCCGTCTGAGCATACACTCTGACAGCCTTCTCAAGTCGTGCGGCTAGTTTCAATAAAGAACTAACCAATTCGCTAGGACTAAGAGAGACCTTGGAGAAGTCAGTACGGAGTTCTTGTTGCAAAGCATCAGGCACACTAATGCCCACAGCACTAAAATATCCAAGTGCCAACATCTGTGCAGCCAATGTTCGTAGCTCAGTAGTAATAGGCATGTTCTTCATCTCGTGGTAAGCATCGCTAACGCTCTCAAATGCTCCACCTTGGAGCTTCAAAGAGCGCTTGACTCTACTTTGCACAACTAGAGCATACACCTTCTCACTAACAGCAACAGAACCTGTGAAACTGCGCAGGAAATTTATTCCTGCGATCGCAGCATCACCAAAGGTCTTAGCCCTCGCAATAGAAAAAGCGAAAAGAGCCAAGCCCTCGGCTTGAAAACGCATACGCTGCATATTGGTATCGGGTTGCCAGAGGTGGTTAATCACACCAAACTTAAAAAGCTGGTAGGACACAACTGACATCAAAGATAGCAGGAGCGATAGGATAATAATAATTTTATAAGTCACAGGTAGGCACACAAAAGTGCAAACCATAAGAGTAGTGAAGAACCAATTCCTATAAGGAATTAATCTATGCACATAGCTCCTCATCCGATCACAACAACCATCATAACCTCCTTGATAGGTAAATCTTGGTGTATGACTAGCTCTAGTGGGATAATACCCACAAATACTATTTAGAGCTCCCATATATATATATACAAAGTGGTGTGGAACAAGCCAAGGTGCAAGTAAACACCAAGCACCTGGATCACCAAAGATTTTCACCATAAGGATGTAGTAACTAAAAGAATCTACAAACACCCACAAATACTCAAAGAGTGCATCCCTGAGGTCGCGGGGTCTATGTACGTAATATTTCAACGCACAGTTAACTACATAAGAAAGTATAAACAAGTACCACCGCTCAGGTCGAAGATAAAGAACAAGTATCAAGCCCAATAAAAGCCGGGCTTCACTTGTGTACAACTCAACAGAGAGGCGACACCAACTAGGGCGTATAGCCCCAAAAAAAGCGAGCATCACAAAGGAGAGAGTGACAACAACTATAAGCCGTGGCTCACTCGATCGAAGCACAAATGTGTCTTCTGGATACTCATGGTACCACAAATCGTGGCAAAATCGCTCAATATTCACCTTGTTGAGCGAAAAAGGTGCCCCCGAAAGGACGGAAGATACTGCTTGATAGGCGCAGCAGCCTAGGTAAGAAAAGTTCAACTCCATGGTGTGTAGGGACGGGCCACTTCACTGTTAGGGGGGAGGTCGAACCACACTGGTACTTGCGCTAACAGAGCAATTCCATGTGTCTACCTAATGTCTCAGAAACTTGTTGTAGAGCCGTTCTGAAAAGCTACAACGGATAAGTTCCGGAGGAGGACTAGGAGAGAGATAGAATTGTTTTCTCAAATAGCACGAAGCAGAGGTGTAGGAACGCCTTTGCCCCCTGTAGCTACTGGGGTTTACCGTGTAAATACCCCCTATAAAAGAAATCAGAACTCAGTATCACTCACTCGTTTAAATAGACTGTGTCGTCCCGAGGGAATGAGATGATTCACGACTTTCTAATATAGAGAGAGGGGGACTACCCTCGTAAGGAATAGTCCAAAACTCCTCTTAGATCTCAAAGAGATCCTCATCGCGGATGACCGTTGCGATCTTCCTGTGTTTAAACTCCGGGGACGGGAGTGCGCATAACACCAGCACAATGGCGTTAGTGCAGGGGCCATTTATTATTCTCCTGGCCTAGGAGTTTTACGCCTCCATTCATAATGACATGGGGGCGAGGGTAGGTTAACCCTTTATTGGTACCTTTAAACCAATGGTCATGCTTATAAAAGCACACCCTAAACAAATTTTTACAAGTTTATTCTTGGGAATTTGATAAACCAGCTCCTACTGGGGGGGGTGAAAGCATATATTTATGATGGTCCGTGCTAACAGCGGACCAGTGACGCAGATTTTTAGATCGTCTGCGTAACTTGATCAGAAATAGGTCTAAGAAATTCAGGTGGACTGTTCCAAAGAATGCAAATGCTGCCAAATGCACCCTTTGGCCACTTGAACCAAGTCCAGAAAGAACATGAATGTAAACCAAACATGCCCTTTTGGCAAATCCAGAACAAAAAGACCGGCAGTAAGCCTAACTTAGAGCCCTGCGCTTGGCTCTGAATAATGTGGGAGGTTGATAAAAC